AATTATTATATCTTGATGTAAAATCAATATCATTTAAAACTTCAAATATTTTACCAGCACCAGTAGCTTGTGAACCTCTTTTAATTATTGGACAATAGTCAAGATCAAATGTAGCACCATTAACCGGCACTACTACCGACCAATTAACCACGCTAACACTGGGTCTTGTGTTAGGTATTTTAACACCTAATGTTCTCCCCAATGAAAGTAATGAACTTCTTTCATAAGCGTAATCAATTTGAGTTTCTTGAAACATCCTATCAGTATGATACGATAAAATATCAGCTGTGGCCGCGTTTAATTCAAGTAACATTGTACCCACAGACGCGTCATTAAAATCACTGAATATATCAGGATAATATTGTTTTACATAATTTAATAATTCTAATCTTATGTCAGCGAAATTTCTAGCTGAATAGTTTGTTTGATATGCCATATTATACGTTAATTTCTATGAAATCACTACTAGAGAAAATACCATCACCAATGGTAAAATGAACTCTAACAGCGACACCTTTTTGATCATCTTCAGAGTATAATTTTACTCCGGTTATAGTTAATCCTGGTAAATATTTAGTAACCGTTACTTTAAGGTCATCTTCAATATCTGCCAATGTTTTTTCGTCACTTGGATCAAATAAAAATCTTTTTAAATTTGTTCCAAAATCTGGTAAATAAAATCTCTCACCCTTTTCAGTTAATAAAAGATGTTGTAAATCAGATTTAACCGCATCAATAGTTGTTGTCGTTAAATCTAAGAAAAATCCTTCCGGACTATTTATAAAGGGGTATCTTATGTTAATAAACTGTTTAGCCATTACTATAAATATATACAATAAAAAATATTTGTATATTTTTAAAAAAAGAAAAACTAGAGATATTTTCCCTAGTTTAACTATTTTATATAAAATTTAACTATTTTAGTTACGCACTACAACCATAACATTCAAATTGACTATCAGTAGGTTTCTCAGGTTTAATTTGTTTACCCATATCAATAGCTAAATGTTTACCTTTCATTTCTACCGGTTGACTTCTTAGGTAGTATTGACCAGTTTTTAAACCTAACTTCCAAGCTAATGTGTGTGAGGTAGTTAATTTACCAACCGTTGGTGTGGCGAAAAATATGTTAAGACTTTGAGATTGATCAATGAATGGAGCTCTTTCGGCCGACATTTCAATAAGAGATTTTTGTGATATCTCCCAAACAGTTTTATATCTTTCCTTCATTTCTTGACTAATAACTGGGATTGATTGAACGCTACCATCATTTTTTATCAATTCATTAAGAATGTCCCTATTCCATAACCCTTCTAATTCTAAATCTTTAACCAAATGTTTATTAACCATAGCGAATTCACCACCAGTTACCTTACGAACATATAAATTAGAAGTAAACGGTTCAAAAGCTTCATTAGAACCTATGACACGGGCCGAATTATGACTAACACAACCATTTTCCATTATATAATGATGAACATTTGGTACTTCAATATCCCAAGTTGGTTTAACTCCGTTTTTAATTATACTTTTTATTTTCATTTTATTTTTTGTTTTTATTAGATTACTTATTTTATTTTTCAAAAATATTTATAATATCGTCCGTAGTTAATAAATCCTCAACTTTAACCCAAATTTCAGTATCACCTCTTTTAATCCTAAATTTATGGTTAGGTGTTGCTTCAAATATAGAACCATCTTCCATTTCAATTTTATAAACTTCAGAATGACCATTATATTTTATTTGACTTACATCTTCATACCCATTATAAGTTTTTACTTTTATAGGTGTTTTAAATTCAACCCATTGTTGTTCATTAGATTCTTCTAATTTAACATAATCAACACCATTTTCAACTAGTAAATCTTTAAATGATTTAACACCATTTTCAGTATGTATTCTAGTATCAATAACTTGACAACTTGCGGTTGGCGGACAGGTCGTGACAAGTGAGTTTCTAACACCATATTTTTTAATATCTTTTCTTAATTGTTTCCAATCAAACATACCACTCAATTCAGATTCATCAACACCCCACATTTCCCATTGGAAAATACCTTTTGAAATTGGAGATCCTTCATAAAAATCATAAGTTAATCCAGTTTCTTTCGCTAAATCACAAGATTGTCTTAAAGCGTTATAATAAATTGTTTCAAATATTTTTTTATTTAATGATCTAGCTTCTTCAGATACAAATGGTAATCGTAACATAGCGAAAGTGTCAGCTAATCCTTGGATACCAATACCTAAAGCTCTTTGTTCTAAACCACCTTTTCTACCTTCTTTAGTTGAATATTCATTAACATCTATCGCAATATTAAGTGATTTTGTTATTGATCGTGTAACACGACCTAATTCATTAAAATCATACTCATTATCTATGACAAATTTTTGAACCGGTATTGACGTTAGCGTACAGATGGCGGTGGTTTCTTTATCAGTTACCTCCATAATTTCGGAATTATGTACTAATATATTATTAGCAAAGAAATTACTAGTTTCTTCTACTTGTATATCATATACATCAATTTTTTCTTCTAATTTTTTTATTTTTATCATCTTATTTATTAATAATTAATTCATCATTTTCATTTAATTCACCGGCCATAACATACCCTCTGTTTTTTGTTAATATTTGGTGATCTGGTGTACAAACTATTTTTACCCCTAACTCATCATCACTAACTTCTATAATTTCAGCGTTTGATTTCATTTTCGCAGCAGCCAACATTGGTCTAAAAATATTATCTTGACTTAAAACTTTTATATTTTTATCCTTTTTAATTTCTTCAACAACATTTTTCATAGTTACTTCTCTAATCTCACCATTACCATACATAATCGTAATTAATGTGTCACTATGTAAACAACATAGGTTACTTGAATGTATAACACCAAAATTCTTTTGATTTGATTTATTATTCGCATGATCTTTAAAACACATATAAGGCATACCACTTTCAATTTGTGATTCAATAATTCTTAACCACAAATCGTGAGCTTTGATTTTAGTACCTAAACCCATCTCAACAGCCTTATTATATTCTAACTCATATTCTTCACCATAGATATCATAAAATGGTTTTAAACCAGCTTGTTTAATGTCATTAGGACAAAACAAATACCAATCCCCATTTGATTCAACAGCTCTCATAAAGTTATCCGGTATCCATAACGCTGAAAATAAATCTCGTGCTCTAAGTGTTTCATCACCAGTTTTCTTTCTAATATCCAAAATATCAAATACATCTTTATGCCAAGGTTCAATATAAACAGCGCAAGATCCAGGTCGTTTACCTCTTTGATTCCAAAATCTTAAAGCTTCATTTACAACTTTTAAATATTTTAAAATACCACCAGCTTTACCATTTGATTGTCCAACATTACTTTCCTTTGAACGAATGTTAGATATAGCTAAACCAATACCTTCAGCTTTAGATGATGATACTGATATTCTATTTAACATACTTAATAACCCCTCAGTTGAGTCATCCGGAACTATAGATAAATTACATGACGCAATTTGTCCTATATTAGTACCAATATTAATTTTTATAGGCGTAGCTGGAGATTCCCTTTGTAAACTTAAATCTTCATACTTTTCTTTAAAATCAGTAGGGTTATTAGTCACCATTAAAGCTACTCTAATGTATAGGTGTTGTGGTCTTTCTGTTATTTCATCACCAATTTTTAATAAGTAGATATCTTTAAGTGAACACCATCCAAAATAATCAAATCTATAATCTCTTTTATAATCAATTACTGATTCAATCAGATCAATATTTTCTTTTACTTTATTATAATAGAAATCATTTAATAAACCAGCGTTATATAATCTTTTAGTAGCCTTCATAAAAGAATCTTCAGTTTCTTTATGTAATTTACTAATTGATATGTTAGCGGCCAACTTAGAATAGTCTGGATGATTCATAGCTAATGATTCTGACACAACTGAAATTAAATCATCAACTTCATCGGTTGTCATATTATCAGCAATACCTTGAGTAACTTTAAGAAATACTTCATCAGCATTTATTTTTAACCCTTCCGCTTGTTTTTTTATTCTAGTTAAAATTTTATTTGGGTTGAAATCAATCTTAGACCCATTTCTTTTTATTACTCGCATATAATTATTTTTTTTAAAATTTAAATTTCTTCGTCAAATGATATTGGTCCTGATAAATCAGCGGCTTTATATTCTGTAGATCTCCCCTCAAAAAAGTTTTGTTTTGTTTTTAACGCAATTTGATTCATAAATTCAAATGGATTTTTTGTGTTAAATACTTTTTCACAATTGAGTGTTGATAGTAAACCATCAACAACAAACTCCAAATATTGTTTCATTAAATCAGCGTTCATACCAATAAGTGATACTGGTAATGATTCTAATATAAATTCTTTTTCAATATCTAACGCAGATAATAATATCTCCTTTATTTTTTCTTTAGATGGTTTATTAACAATATGATTGTTTAATAAATGTATCGCGAAATCACAATGTAAGGCTTCATCTCTTGATATGAAAGCGTTACTATCACATAACCCCGGCATTAATCCTCTAGACTTTAAATAGAATATACTACAAAAAGAACCACTAAAAAATATACCTTCTACCGCCACAAAAGCTAATAGTCTTTCAACAAATGATTCTGATTCAATCCATTTCAAAGCCCAATCAGCCTTCTTCTTAACCGGTGGCATGTACTCAATAGCCTTAAAACATTTATGTCTTTCTTTAATATCCTTTATATAAGTGTCAATCAATAAAGAATACACATGACTATGTATATTCTCCATCATAATTTGAAACCCATAAAAAAACTTAGCTTCAGTATATTGTACTTCATTTAAAAAATTGATAGCTAAATTTTCATTTACAATACCATCAGACGCGGCGAAAAAAGCCAATACATTTTTAATGAAAAATCTTTCATTATCAGTTAATTTGTTTTCCCAATGATCAATATCTTTTGATAAATCTAATTCTTCAGCTGTCCACATCGCAGCTTTTTCAATATTGTAGTATTCCCACAAATCTTGATGTTCAATTGGGAATAATACAAACCTATCAGGATTTGTTACTAGTATTGGTTCCATATTAATTACTTTTATTTTTATTTAAAAACTCTTCTCTTAGTTTAAGAGCATCTTGTATTCTATTTGATTTCTTTTTATCTAACCCCTTCTCAAAACTTAAGAAAGAAACATCACTTGAAGATGTAGTATCAATACAAATTGTTCCATTATCAAAAACAATATCTTCAAATATAACACCATCTTTACCAAATCTAGATTTAAGAATCGCCATAGTAGCTCTACCCTCTTCTTTTTGATCTAATGTTTTAGCTATAGAAACTATAAAGTGACCAATCTGACCTTTCTTAATAGAACCACCAATCATATTAGCTTCAACTACTTGAGCACCAATTGAACCTCTATTACCTTGTATCGCAGTCCAACCAACAAGACTTAACTCATCAATCATAGATTCAAATTCTCTCATCACATTACCTTCACCAACGTTTACATCATCAACTCGTTTAGATGGTTGTACACAATCAATATAATCAAGTAATACGATATCTGGTCTAATCCCATCAGATGTTAATTTTCTAAGGTATTGTTTGATGTGTGGTATTGTCGTACCATCACTTGGGAATTTCTTTAAAATTAGGTTTCCGGTTGAATTTTCTTTAATACTCTCAACCTCAAACTTAACTCGTTCTCTTTCTTCATTTAATTTATTTAACTCAACACCAGTCCAACACGTAAAATGTTTTCTCTGTATTACTTTAGGATTATCCTCAAAGAATATTTGGACTACATTAAATCCTAAGTTATACGCTGTATTAGCTAACTTAGTTACCATAGTTGTTTTACCAACACCAAATGGGGCTAATATAACACCTAACTCACCTTTAGATAAACCACCATCCATTAGATTGTCTAACCCATGAATACCGGTTGGGATTGGATTTCTGAAGTCATCAGATAATACATCATCAATACCACTAAAAATATCAACCCCATTATCTTTTAAATTACCAACAGTTAAAGCTTGTTTAAGTATTTCTTCACATTCTTGGTATCGATCAAAATCACCCATATCAAGAATTTTTTGAATTTTCTTAGTAGCTTTTTTTAACTCCTGTTGTTTACAAAACATCAACCCAGTTTCTTGGGTATAAATACTATCTTTTTGAGATATATCTTTAACCTCATTTAATAAGTCTAAAGTATGTTGTCTGGTAACTTCTCTTTTAATCTCAACGATTAACATTTGTTCTAAAGTGTTAACCTCTGGTATTGTTTCATACTTTTCGTGGTAATCTTTAATTTTACTAGAAATTAATCTAAGGTATTCATTATCAAAATAAGTTGGATCTAAAACATCGATTATCGTTGATGAAAACTTATCATCTAATAATATCTGATTTAATAATTTTAATTGAAATGTGTGACCTAAATAACCTAAACTGTCTGTACTTTTATTTGTCATTTTAAAACTTATTTTATTATAAATATCTTGTTTTTACTATATGGTTTCTATTACATTGTAATTTTTTCTACTCAAACCTTCTTGAATATTTGAAATAATACTTGGTATTAACTCTCTGATATCCACAGAGTAACGTACTTTTGGTGGATAAACATTCCCAGTGAATCGTTGCATAGCAATTGTTTTTCGGTCGCCATTATCATCAAATTTTATCTCTAAATCAAAGAAATCTTCATTTTCATAGACATTTCTTCTATCAATTTCTTCAGTTTTTTGTTCAACATAAGAGTTGAAAAACTTCCAAAGATATTCTAAAGTTTTCTTTTTCAAATCTCTTTTGATGATATCACAAGAGTCTTCAATGACTTCTCTAATTTCATATGAATTTATTGATTTATGGTTAAATCCTTTAACATTGAAGTATCTTTGACATACAATATTATTGTTAATGTACAGAATAAATTCGTAAGGTAGTTTTTCGATTTCTTTTTTCATATTAATTGTTGTTAAATAATTCTTTTTCTTTTTTTATTAATTTTAAAAACGGTTTAAAATATTCAATATATCCATTTTCTTTCCCAGGTATTTCTTTTAAAAATTTATCTTCACTCATCATTCTAAATAAATTTTTATTATCTCTACCTTCAGGATCAATTGGTGAATCTATTAAATCATTAATTTCGTTAATCACTTTTTCTGTTAGTAATGGTTCTTTTAAATTTATTATTTTTTGGTTTATTTCATATAATTTGTCTCCCTGGATACCATCGGTTATCCCATTTAGAATATTATCAATAACTTTAAGCGGTTTTTTCCTTTTACTTTGTTCTTCCTTAAGTATAGTAAAAATTTCGTCAATAGTCACTTTTTTTTGTATAATACCCGGAATTAATTTTATTAAAGTTTTTTCTTGTACTCCTTTAACACCTTTAATATTATCAGAAGAATCTCCAGTAATAACTTTAACTAAAGTAGCATTTTCTTGATGATGATCAAATACTGAGAGATAATTTTCTTTTGTTATAAATTTTTTCTTTGATAAAAAATAAATTCTAACATTGTCATCTATTAGTTGACAAAGATCCTTATCTCCAGTACAGATCGTAATCTTTTCGTATGGTGACATTGTATTACAATAATAAGCAATACAATCATCAGCTTCAACGATATCATCTTGGTATTGTCTAATAAAAAGTTCCTCAGCGTATTGTTTAATTCTTAATTTTTGAGACTCTCTAATTGGATCATCAGAATCTAAATGGTATTCAAAATTCTTTTCCCTATTAGCCTTATAATCTTTATAGATTTCATACCTCAATCTACCACTACACATACCATCCCAAAATACAAATAATTTACTTGGTTCTTGATCCAATACTATTTTCCTAAGAATTGTAAAGAATTGAAATAACCCACCAATGTGAATACCATCACTATTATATAGATTTTTAGCTCCATGATACGCCACATTTAATAGTGCGTTACCATCTACAAGTATAGTTTCAGGTACTTTAATTTCAATTTTGTCTTTGTACCTCGGTGGTCTTTTCACTTTTAAAGTGTTAAATGGTTAAATAATTAATCTTCTGCGTATAATCCTGATGCGTCTGAAACTAGTTCAGTTTCGATATTAAAGTCACCATATTCCATACCTAATTTTTCAAGTAAGTAAGGTTTATATTTATCTTTATATTCGTTTAACTTGTCCGGACTCCAGAAACCATGTGGTACTGAACATATTTTACCTTCAAACGTGATGCCATTAACTTGGTTTTTCCAAACTTTAACTTTAGATTGAACACCAAATCCATATTTTTTATCACCTTTACTTGCGGTTAATGTTTCAGTTCCGTGACCAATAACACCACCAAAGTGTAAAATAAAACGAGCTCCGTAAAAGAATCCTTCACCACCTTTGTGTTTAACACCACCACCATTCATATTATCAATCCAAATCTTTTGAACCGCTAAGAATGTGTTAGTATATTTTGAATCTTCTTTTCGTGAAGAAGGTATATCATTATTTAAGATACCTTTAAACGCGGTTTCCAATGCCCCTGCGTTCCACATATTATTCTTAGTTTTGGCGACAACAGATCTAAAACAATCAATAGTTCCAATAGAATCCCATAAAAAACATAATTCATATGGTAACTCTTCTTTTTGTTGTAAATCTAATAAGTCTTCAATGAATAAAGAAATATCTTCAATACAAGCTTTTCTACGGAATTCTTTTTGTTTGTAAACACCTTCATCGTGGTGAAACTTACCGTACTTATCAAATAATGTTTTATTGTTGATGAACATAAAAAAACCTTCATAATCAACAACTTCACCATTCTCATCAGCGACTTCATTAAAATCAACACCAATACATTTAGCGTGATCCCAACTCCAGTTATTCTCAGTGTCAATAATAATAGGTAAGATACCTATTTTTTGACAAGAAACAACCGCTTCATAAATAGAGGTTGATTTACCAGTATTACTGAAACCTCTACTCAATGACACGTATCCTTTAGGAATTCCAGGTACACCTGTAGCTTCGTGAAAAGCTGGTGAAAATGGAATCCAACTCAATTCTTTATCTTTAACAGATGAATTTAAACCGACACCTTTTTTAAATTCGGTTAGATTAAATTCTTGTTTTTTTATTCCACTAGTGGATTTTTTAGGTCTTTTTTCGACTGACATATTTTTATATTTTTATATTTTTAAAATTAAAATGGTAATTCATCATCATCAGTAGCTTCAGTTTCAACTAAATCTACTTCTTCCTCACTAACCTCATCAACAACTGGACTTGGTTTTTTAACTACCGGTGTACTTTTAGTACCAGAAGTCATCATTTTAATTTCAGATTCTAAACTCCCACCTGGTTTACTATCTAAATCATCTTTAGAAACAAATTTCTTTTGTTCCTTATCCCAAACTGGTTCTAAACCTTTTGCGATGATTTCCATATACTCAATACTTTTTGGACGATAAACATCTTTATATGTTTCTTCATTCGTCATCCAAACTTTTGCGTACTCAGATTTAGGATCTGTTAATAAAGAAGGATCTTCATCCATAATTGAAGTTAATTTACTTCTACCTTTTGAATCTCTCTCCAAAGTCATAGTGATATCTCTACCTGTTCTAGCGTCTTGGATGTCACCTCTTTTTTTAATGATTGGGATTAATTTATCAAATACACCCTCACCATTATAATAATGTTTGAATCTCCAAAATTTAACACCTTCAGATTCTTTATCTCTATCAATCACTTTAGTGATGTAGAATAATCTTGGTGCGAACTGTTTAGCGAGTTCTTTGTCTGTCGCGTTACCAGTCATTTTTAAAGCTTCATGAGCCTCACATAATGGACATCTAGTGCCATCATTTTTCTTAGTACAATAAATTTTACTATACTGTTTGTTAATTTGAAGTTCGTGCCAATGAGCTTCAGTGAAAGGTGAACCATCTTTTGTAGGTAAGATTCTCACTCGTTTCTCATCTGATTTTTGACCTTCTCTTAATTTTTCGGAGAAATACTTGGTAAGATCTACTTCCTTTCTTTCAAATCCTCCACCACTTTGTGATGACTTGTTTTTTTCATACTGATCGAGAATCGATTGTAATGAACTTGTTTTTTCTGACATTTTTACTAATTTTAATTAATTAAACATTCTATTTCAACAAATATAGTAAAAAAAAAGGAGACTGTAAAGTCCCCTTAGTCTTTTTTTTAAAAAATTATTAATCTTCCGGATAAAATGAATCAGAAACATCACCTTCACTGTAATCTTTTTCTATTTCATCTCGTGTTAATACATATTCTTTTTCAGCGGGTTGTTTACCCATTGAAGTTAAATTGTTATTATCATTATTTAAAACATTGTAAGCTCCTTCTTTACCAGCCCAATAATCAGTTAATTTAAGATTATATGGAAAAGAATCTAATGATCTCATTTCCAATTTTTCTTCTGGTGTAGGATTTCTTTTTTCAAACTCACTTTCTAAATTATCAATTTTAGCTGTTAAACTATCCATTGACGCTAATTTAGTTTCTAAATCTTTTAATTTATTTAATAACTCATCAACTTTTTGATTACCACTATTAACCGCGTCTTTAGTTTCTTTAGTATCTTTTACGATATCTGTTACATCCACTTCAACTTCACCACCCATAGGGGGAGTTGTCGTATCCATAGTTGGTTCTGGTGTCACACCCATCTCTGGGGTTGTTGGTTCTTCCATTGGAACATCTTCAGTAGGTACTTCTTCAGTTGGAACATCATCCATAGGGACATCTTGTTCATCTAAGAATATATCATCTTGGTCATAATTTTCTTCATCCATACGAGGGACATAGAATTTATATTCTGTTAATAAGTTATATCTCTTTAGAGTTTCTGATAAATCTGATTTTAAATTTTTTGACATTTGGTATATGATTAATTCTTATTATATTAACAATCTTCTACCATCACTGGTAACTAATTTTTTTTCAATTCGTTCTACAAGTTCTTTACCATCATTTACATAACAAACGTCACCAGTACATTCAACATTTTTATCACTTTTATCATTAGATAAGAAGTTTTCAAGGGTGTTAACAATCCCTTTTTCATCAACATTTTTTTTATTATTATCCATATTTTTATATATTAGTAATCTTATTTCATTATAAATATCTGTTAAATCATAAAATTACTTTTTTTATATCTTGAATTAGTAATTCACCCTCTTTTAGTAAAAATAACTTATCTTGGTATTTATCCCAATCAATGGAATAAGATTTATAATCTATATTACCATCCACCAAATTAAAATCTCTTTGGATTAATTTATTCAAAGCGTTTATTGTGTAAAAACTATTACTCTTTTTGTGGATTTGTATCGTGTTTTTTAATTTAGTCTTAATAACTTCTTTTAAATCATTTGTTGAGGTTAATTTAAAAGTGACCATTAAATTTTCACCTAAACTAAAAATGAATGTCTTATCTTTTTTTATTGAAAATAAAGTGTCTAATTTATTAAAGAAATCGTCAGATTGTTTAACTGTGATGAAGGACGCTAATAAGATCTTGTTGTTCATATGTTTTTAAATAGTGTAAGTACGGTAAAACCTTAATATTATTAGTCTCAAACATACACTTATTAAATATTTCATCTTTATGTAAAATCTTAAAATTTTTATCTTTTAAGTAATTTATTAACCTTTGTTTCCCCAACCCTAAATACTCCATAACATCCCAATTAATACCATAAGTCATACCATCATAAAAAACATAACACATTTTTGTATCATAATAAATTAAACCATTGGTAACACCATTAACTTTGGTTATCAATCGTTTTATTTGTGTTAAGGTTAAATTGAATGGATCTATGTAAAAATATTTTACTTTACTTAGAAATAAATCTATAGATATTTTTTTAAATAACTCTAAATCATCAGTATATTCAGACTTCTTCTCGGTAGAGGAATATGTCCAGTAACTATACTTACTCATCTTTTTATTTAAAATAGATGGTTTCAAACCTAAAGTTTTACTAAATTCTCTACCAACAATTAATCTTGGTAATTCATCATCAATATCAATTAATGAATTTAAATTGACAAAATTTTCAACTTCTATCTTTTCCTCTGAAATAATATAACCTAATACCATACACTAAATATAGTAATTATTTTTTATAATAACAACCTTAGGCTATAACCCCACTAGATGTACTACCTAATTGACCATGATTAGGTGCTCCACTCACAATTTTTTGATCAGATTTTTTAATAAAATCCTCAGGGTTTAAAATATTTGAACCGGATAATCTACCATAACCATTTCGTATATCAATTAATTTTTCACTACTACGTCTTATTTCAAAATGTAAATGGGGTCCCCCTGAATTACCGCTATTATTTTCACCCTTTTCACCACCAGAAAGACTAAAAGCTTGTTTACCTTTTACTATTGTATTAGTTGATAAATTACATTGATTTAAATGTCCATATAATGTATAATAATAAAACCCATCATCAAAAGGTCTACCATCAAGTGAATGGTCAATTATCGCATATAAACCATAACCCTCAGTTCCGTTAGGTCCTTGAAGAAATTTATTTACTTTACCATCCCATGACGCTT